AGGACGGGTCGATCTGCTGGTGGACGGTAAGTGCAGGGACCTGATCAAGGATTTCGAGCAGGTGATGTACAGAGCGGACAGCGGGCAGATCGACAAGGAGCGCGACCGCATGCGGACGCACCTTTCGGACGCGCTGGGCTACATGGTGTGGCAGGAATGCAGATCGCCGGCGCCGGTGGGGGAACAGCCCAGAAGGCTGTTGTAGAGCGCGGCGCGACAGACTGCAAAGAGCGATGGTCTGTGCCACTTACAAAGGAAGGACATGCAAAACATCAATCGCGAGCATCCGGAGTACGTCGCGCGGAAAGCGATGTGGAAGCGGTACAAAGACCTGTACGAGGGCGGCGAGCGCCTGAGGGAAAGCGCATCGGAATATCTGGTGGCGAGGCACAAGGAGCCGAGAGACATATACGGCGAACGGCTGAGCAGGGTGTTCTACGAAAACTACATCGGCTCGGTAATCGATTGGTACGCCGCCACGCTGATGCGGCGCGAGCCGATGCTGCTGTTCGAAGGGAACGACGCGGCGGCGAAGAGCTTCTACAGCCTTTTGACCGACGACTGCGACCGGAAAGGAACGAACCTGCACCAGTTCTTCCGGAGGCAGTTCATACAAACACTGGTATACGGAAGCAGCTATGTGGTGGTGGACTTCCCGCGAGCGAGCGGGCGGGCGCTGACCCGCGCGGAAGAGGATGCATCGGGCAGATCGCGGGCATTCCTGGTGGATTACGGGCCGGAGGAAGTCATCAACTGGAATTACGACGCGAGTGGCTCGCTGGAGTGGGCGGTTATCCGGACGTCTTGCCTGCAGCAATCGAAAGTCACGGATGAGAAGTGGGAACGGGAGACGCGGTGGACATACTACGACCGCGAGCGCTTTCAGAGCTTCCGGAAGGGCAACGGCTCGAGCGAGATCGAACTTGTGGATGAGGGACGGCACGGGCTGGCGGCCGAGCAGCGGGTTCCGCTCTTCCGGATGGAAGCGAGCGAGGGGTTGTGGCTGATGAACAAGGCGGCGCTGCTGCAACTGGAACACTTCAACAAATCGAACGCGCTCGCGTGGGCGCTGACGATGGGGCTGTTCGCCAGCCCGGTAGTGTACTCCGAGAGGGAGTTCAAACAGGTAGTGGGGGAATCCTACTATATCCAACTGGGGCCGCAAGACCGCTTCGGATGGACGGAGCCGGAGGGGAAGGTCTACCAGATCGCGGCCGACAACCTGGTGGCGCTGAAGGACGAGATCTACCGGGTGTGCTACGCGATGGCCCAGGCAGGCGGGTCGTCGGCGGGAGCGCAGCGGCAGTCGGCGCTCAGCAAGCAGATAGACTTCAGCATTACGGAGGAGGTTCTGCGGGCATACGGCGACATGGTGAAAGAGGCCATGAAGCAGGTGCTGTGGGCCATCGCGGCAGCGCGGCGGGACGAGATTTCGATCGAGGTCTCGGGTCTGGACGAATTCGACATTCAGGACTACGGCACGGAACTGGACGATGCGAAGAAGCTGCTCGATTTGGGGATTGGGTCGGAGACTTTGAAGAAGCAGATCTTCAAGCGGCTGGCTTTCCAGTACCTGTGCGACGCGCGGCAGGAGATCAAGAACCAGGTGGCGGAGGAGATCGACCGGGCGTAGGCGGGGCGGGCCGGGCATGCCTGGCCCCTATGGGTTGCGCGAGGGGGGCGTCCGTGCCGCCCCGGCCGGTGGAGTGTTCGACATGCGGGGTTGGGAATAGGAGTGAGGAGGGTCATGGAAGAAATCGACGTGCAAGCGATCGTGCGGCAAGCGATCCACGAGTTCGTAGGCCAGGAGCAAGCCAAGAGCGAACCGGCCCACAAGGCGGAGCTGCAGGAAGAGCGCAAACGGCGGGAGCAGTTGGAACGCCGGGTGAACGAGCTGGTGGAAGAGAACAAGCGCAGCCGGCGTGTGGCGGAGGAAGCGGAGCGGGGTTCGGCGGTGCGCGCCGAGCTGCAGCGGCTGGGCGTGGCGAAGCTCGACCTGGCGTTCAAAGCCGTGCAGGACGCGGTGGTGCGGACCGAAGACGGGCGGCTGGTGGCGAAAACGGACGGAGGGGAATCGTCCGTGAAGGACTACCTGAGCGCGTTCGTGGCGGAAAATCCGGAATTCCTGCCGGCGCGGATCGCGGGTGGGAGCGGGCTCTCGGCGACGCCGAAGGGGCCAGGGGCCAGCCGTGAGACGGTGGACCTGGAACGCATTCGTCCTGGCATGGACGCGGAGGAAATGCGGCGCGTGCGAGAGGAAATCGTGCGGGTGGCTTCACAGAGCCTGCGCGGGCGTTAGAAGGAACCGGCCAAAACGGGGAGCGCAAACGAACCTCGCCATGGAAGGCGCGGGCCGGGCGCACGGACCCCGACCGGCCGGAAGCAACAAACAGTAAGGAGAACAGATGGCAGTTATTACTTCAGCAAACGTCGCGACTGCGATTGTCAAGCTGGTGGCGGCGGAAGCTTTGCCGGTGCTGGTGGGGAACCTCGTGATGGGGAACCTGGTCAATCGAGATTACGAACCGGTACTGGCGCAGGCCGGGGACACGATAAACGTACCGATTCCGCCGGTGATGGTAGCGAACAACATCGTCGACGGGATCGGATTGGTGCAGACTCAGAACCCGCCGCTGGGGAACGCCCAGATCATACTCAACACCCACGTGGAAGCGACTTTCCAGATTCCGGACGTAACCAAGGTGCTGGCGGTTCCGGACCTGATGAAGGTCTACATGCAGCCGGCGGTGGCGGCGATCGCACAGAGGATCGAGAGCGATCTGCTGTCGCTCTACGCCGGATTCACGCTGAACCCGACGGTGGGAACGGCGGGCTCGGCGATCACGGAGGCCACGATCGACGCGGCGGAGACGGCTCTGTTTCTGGCGAAGGTTCCGTCCACCGACCAGAAGTTCATCGTGGTGGATGCGGCGGCGTATTCGGCCTGGCGGCAGATCCCGCGGTTCAGCGAGTTCCAGACGGCGGGCGACGCCGGATTGCGTGCGCTGATCGACGGAACGGTGGGGAGGGTGAAAGACTTCTTCGTTTTCCGTTCTCAGTGGGTGCAGAAAACGGGCGGCAATCCGGTGACGACGCACAACCTGGCGTTCACGAAGAACGCGATCGGGCTGGTGGTCCGCCGGCTGCCGCAGCCGCTGCCGGGGACGGGCGCGATCGCGGAATACGCCGAGCTGGGCAATTTCGGCATGCGTGTGACCATGAGCTACCAGCCGAACACGCTGGCGCAGCAGTTCACGGTGGACACGCTGTACGGGTGCGGCGTCCTGCAGAACGTGCTGGGCGTGCAGGTGCAGACGTAGCAGCCGGACCGCCGGGAACGATTCGATTGTGGGGCAGCGTGGGAAGCTTGCAGGCCGGTTGGCTCCGGGCGGGTGGCCAACCCGCCGCAGGATTTCACCCTGCCCCACGGAGGAAAAACATGGACATGAGAGTGTTTTATCAGAATATTCACGACGCGGCGGCGGCCATCGAAGAGCCCTTTCCGATCGTCATCAGCCTGGCGACGGGCGACGGCGGAAGGGCGGGCGCGCCTAGCGAGGTCACACGGCAAGTGGCCGCGAAGATGATAGTCGAAGGATCGGCTCGACGCGCGAGCCCGGAGGAAGCGCAGCAGTTCCGGGAACGGCAGATCGAGGCGAAGCGCGCAGCGGATCAGGCGGCGGCCTCCGCCAGAGTGCAACTGACGGTGCTGACAACGGACGACCTGGACCGGCTGAGGAACCCCGGGAAGCATACGAAGGACTAGACGAACATGGCTCTGTTCCTAGATGGCGCGGTATCCACGACGGAAGACCTGACGGCGCAGGACTCGCAGCTTCTGACTGTAGCCAGCACGGAGGGAATCGACCTGGGCGTCAAACTGGCGCTGGCGCAAGAAGAACTGGGCATGGATCTGCATGTGCTCTTGGACCGGGCGGGTCCGTGGGACCCGGTCGGCTGGCTCTCGCTAGGCTATGACGGGAATGCGAATATCCGTCACGTCGTGGTCACTCCCCCCTTGAAGATGTGGCACACGTTCCGCACCCTGGAGGCGGTCTACCGGGATGCATACAACAACGCACTAAACGACCGCTACGCGGGAAAGCGCGATGCGTTTCGCGAAATGGCGGCGTGGGCGCGGGAGAAGCTGATCCTGCTGGGAATCGGGATGGCATGGAACCCCGTGCCCCGCGCCGCGACGCCGGCGGTGGCGCCGGCGCAGGGATCTCTCGCGGCCGGAACCTACTATGTGACGATGGCGTGGGTCAACGGCGCGGGCGAAGAGGGAGCGAGCGCGACGCCGGCGGTGACGACGACCACGGGCAGTACGCTGATCGCGTATCCCGGGGCGGCGCCCCAGGGGGCCGCCGGCTGGAACGTGTACATAGGCGTTTCGGCGGATGGCATGACCCTGCAAAACGGGTCTCCCCTGGCGCCGGGGCAGAGTTGGACGCAGCCGCCGGCGCTTGCCACAGCGGGGCGGACGGCCGGCTCGGGGCAAGCGCCGGGCTACCTTTGGCCCGCGCCACGCATTTTGCAGAGGGGCTAATGAGCAGACGCATCGGAAGCGCGATCACATCCAAAGTCATCGCCCGAATGACGGCGCCACAAGGGATCAGCGCGGAACTCGCGGCGCTGGCGGCGCCAGGCCAGACGGCGGCGACGCCGTGGCGGGTTTCGCAGGTGAGGGCGCAGAACGCGGCCGCCGACCTGGCGGAGCGCAGCAGCGGGACCGAATACCCGACCGCCAACGTGTATTGCGAAAAACTGGTCAACAAGCTGACGGAAAAATTCCGGAAGTTCTCGGGGACGGCGCAGATGGCGATCGAGATTCGTTATTCGCAGGACCGCCTGGAGGGACTGCAGGGCAGGCTGGAGTTGTACGCCGACGCGGCGGCGCAAATGCTCGACGCGTCGCGCGGCGACTGGGGCGACGGCATGTTCTTCGCGGGGGCCTACGAGGCGTCGTTCGGAGCGGCAAAGCACGGCGGGAAGAACTTCGTCCAGCCGGCCAAAATCACATTCGACATTGAAGTCAGCAGGAGCTAGCATGTCCTCCTATATTTCCTCTAACGCAAACCGATTCTACGCGGCGCTGGAGAGTTCCTACGGGCAGGTGGGCGCCATCTCGGCGGCGAACCGCATCCCGGCGCTGAAGCTGGGGATAACACAGCAACTGGAGAGCGTCAAGCGCCAGGACAAGACGGGCAGCCGGACCTTCGCCGGATTGCCGCCGGGCGGCCGGCAGCGCACGGATTTCGACCTGAAGACCTATATGACGACCTGGCAGAGCGGT